TACTGTCGTGGCTCTTCTGACCTGAGCTCAGCTGGCAACATGGAGAATGGAGCCCGCGCTATGGCCAAAGCCCTTGTCCACAAATCAAACACTACCACAGGGTCTCCGCCCCACACCTGACAGCGTGCCTCACAGTACGCCTGAAGTCCATGTCGCGCCGCCAAAGCTTGAATTCTACTCGCATCGGCCCGTATACCTTCATGTTGTATTTGGTTCCTCTTGCGGTGCGCATACTTGAGAACCGTCCGTAAAGCCTTATAGACCACTGTGCGATGCGGCAACACGGCTCGACTTATGAATGTGACGCCTGCTTGTCTTTGTGAGCGTTCTTCCATCTTCCAAATCAAACCGACGTTCGCTTTCAGTTGATCATGCAGACCCTTGCCTCGCCACTCAGGCATTCTATCCATAGTCACATCATCTCCGCTCTGGCAGATGCGTACATCCTTCAGCCGAGCGACTGAGATGAGTGAACTGAATGCCATGATCTTGTTGATGATCAATGTCCACGGATCACCAGAAGCAAGTGCCTTATTCAAGACGAACTTGAAAGGCGAACCCATCATTCGTACTTTACGCTCACCACGGATTTCACTCGCTAACGTGCTTAGTCCCAGCTTGTCGGCGGCCAACTCCAAGAAAATTGATGCAACTATCACATGCACGGGTCGATGAGAAGAGTCCTGCTTTTCAATGTCCAACTCTACAGTGGCATCAAACGTGGCCAGGAAATCCTCAACTTCTGACTCTCGCAAACCCACAGGCGACAACTTTCCTTTTTGCATTGAGCGCGCCCATGCATGTGTCAAAGCGTCACAAGTGTCAGCGAAGATTGCCTGTTGCAAATCACTAGCGGACACAACACCTTGTGCCTTCAATTCTGACGGTCCATCTTCCATCACCGACGGTTTCTTTGCAAACTCAGGCTTCAAGAATGCAAAAGACAAAGTCGATGCTGCAGTCTCATAGTTTGCATACGCCCCATCAATTGCTTGCTGGCGAGTTTGGCGAGTTATGGCCGCCCGTCTTGAATTGTTTACATGAGAGAAGAAAGTCTTCTTATCCAAAACCTCCTCGAACAACCATTCGACAATCAACTCGGCGTCTACAAAATCCCGTGGTCGCGTTTTCACGTCAGGTACGCTTCGAGTAAGTGCCTGTACCTGGTCAGCCCCAGGCACGCCCCGTGGCTGGAAAGTGTATTGGTCAAACGCATCAGAATGTGCAATACCTTCATCCCTGAATGTCACTCCAGATACCAACTCTACGTTGGTTCGGATCTCGGATGTAGACAAAGGCTCACCGTCGGCAGTGAAGACAGTCGCCACTGTCACTTTATCTGTCAGTGGCACTTCATCTAAGTGACTTTCCGTGATGTAAGGCTCATGCACATGAATCCAAACAGATTCACTTTCAGCCCTCACTTCACAAAAATCCCATGAAGTGCCGCCCATTATGACAGTATCAGGTAGCCGTCCATTGATTGATGTATCATCAAACCAACGGAAATTTGTCAACACAGACACTCCTTCCACAACGAAAATTGTTTTTTTCCTAGCACGTGTGTACCCCACTGCGCAATGTGCTGCCTGCTCCGCCTGACCGAGCCACCTAAGATCTCCACCGAGCGCTCGGCCTAATCCATGGATCACAGAATACTCTGATCGCCGCCCTTGACACTCATGCACAGTCGCTGCTCTCACGCCGCGTTGAAGCACCATCTCCTTGCCAATTTGAGTTCCCTGCATCGCTATATCACCTTCTCCTGGTAGCAATGTGTCATCGGCAGTGAGAGTGTAGCACATAGCCTCGGGATCTTCAGAGCCGCAAAATAGGTCCTCAACGAAAGTGTCCGTCACAGTGCTATGCAAATAGGTTACTGCGGCATCCCACCCGACAAAAGTCGTTGGGGTGATCATGACACAAGGCGCGTCTGAAGCAATCAACTTCAGTTGTGTAGGTGAAAAAACATTGGATATCTGTCTCCGATCACCAATTGTCACGACTCCTTTTGACTGCGCGTGGCGATTAGCGATAGCTTGTAAATGTTCTGGATCAAATGCATAACATTCATCTATTATCACATAACGTGAAGCATATTTGGTTATCAATGCCTCATGTTGTGTCACAACTGTGGCCCTTCTCAATGGTTCCAATTTTCCGAGATTTGCTTGCCACTCTTCTTTCAGTTCGCGCGTCGGCACCACGACCAAGTCATTCACAGATATCCAAGTCCGCGGTACCTTTGATTTGCCACCCATCGCAAGTCCTGTTATGTGTGCCAGCCAATTTCTTGTACAAGGCTGTGTGAACAACCTCTCAGATTTACGTAGAACGTCCGCCACATAATCAATACCAGGTGCAGCTAGCTGTGCTTGGTACCATGGCACCATTGCCGCGTCATTGCATAACCGGGTGCCCAGGTCCGCGGCAATGACAGCTTCAATCAAAGCATGTTGAATTTGAGCCCCGCGAGCATCTGGCGAAATGTAGTTCGGTCCGGCCAAGTTCTCCATATTAACAGTTGCACCATGTTGCAAATCCATGAGTTTGTGTATCGGAGAAAAGTCATATTCGCCATTGGCTTGTTGTAACCGGTGCAACCTATACTCGCCATTTGGCGATGGTAGAGAAATCCTGCCTAGCTTAAAGCACTCACGGATGTCTTGATTGTCAATGGGTCGTAAAGGAATTGGCAACAGCTCAGGCACACCCCCCAAAGCAAATTGCAACCCTTTGAAAGCTTCAGGCTGGATTTCTGCAATCTCTTTCTTTAGCAAATGGATCATCTTCTCCTTCTGTCCTGTTGCGGCTGACCTGCAATCGTGATGAAACGCGCTCAACAGCACGGATGCAGCAGCGCCGCGTCGCACGTGAGAGTTGAACTTCCCTAAGAATAGTTTGATCTCTGACAAAAAATCGGAATAAGGCAACGCCGCATTCAGCTCCAACTCCACTATCTGTTCCTCAGGCAAGAGATTTTGCTCACGGAACTTTTGCAAGTCGACGGCGTGATCGACACTAAACACGTTGAAGAAGGTTTCCACAATATCAATTGCAGCTGCTTGGAAGTCCAAATCTTGTGAATCTTGCACGGCGACCCAAAACCTTGTCATTTTCTGATTGGACCAGTCCAGGTAATCTAGAAACGCTGTTATTTTCTTCACAGCGTCTTGTTTCCCCATGATGCGAGCAACAGTTATCGTGCAATCCACGAGTACGCGGGTTGTATCGATTGAATAGCGCATTCCGAGCATGAGAGCAATGCCTATGACATCAACGTAAGAAAACGATACGCCCCAAGACTCGCGGAAACCATTCTCAATGGTCTTCTGCCACTTTCGCGGGGATGTCACCCACCCGTATAACGATGACCATGCACTGATCACCACATTAACGAGTGATGTCGGTTCAATCTTTGCGCCGAAATGCTCTTCCATTGCTCGCTCTGACATTTGATCCAATGTCATTTGTCCAATGTCTGTCCGGTAAATTCTCATAAGAGCTTCCATGCTTGACATCGCCCCGAGTGCCATTGTGCCAGTTGTTGTGGCGGCCAATGTCTGCGCCACCGAGCTATAAATTGATTTTCGAACGGCCTCAGTTGTCGTTTTGGGTCGAAGTTCCTCTGCATGATTGGCAGCCAATGCGTCCTGCACTTCAGAATACACTTCTATCCACGTACCCAACGCTTGCGCTTCAGTCTCAGAAAGAGTGATGCGTGGAGTAACTTGTGTACCGGATATTGAGTAAGTTACGACCGACTGTCTAAGAACTATTCGAGCTACCATCTTATCCTTTACAGCTTGAGTTCTATATGTCGCCATGACTCTGTCAAACCCTTTCTTTTCAACCAAAACCACAGGCCTCGACATATCCGGCATTATCAATCGGATGAAATAATAATGCTCGTAAGACGGCAAGCAGCGAGTCGCCCATCCGCCAGCACTCAAAGTCAACTGGTGGTATTGGGACGCATGATCACCAAAGATTATCGTTCGCCTTAGCGAATGTCCGTCGGCAAAGGTTGGTGCAAACAACTGCCTGACCTTTTGAAGATCTTGAACATAATCACCACCATCATGGAATGAGGAGACAACTTTACCAAAGGCCAATTCGGTTGTCATCTCAGTCAGAGAGTCAAATACCTTGCGGCCCATGAGTGCGCGCCAATCAATTGAAAACTGCGACAGCGCGTTGAACACGTTGGCTTTTACCATCATCTGCACGATTGTACGTGCATCAATGTTTGGTTCAATGTTTATCATCAACAGACTGCTAACCTCAAACCGCTTGAAATGTCCGGCAGCACGCTGCCACTCATTTGTCCTAATGACACGACCCGCTTTCGCAGCAATCTCACGCACCTGGCAAACTGGGGTTCTACACTGAGAACAGTGTTTTGTGCGTCGAGAAGCATCAAGCGAGTCCGTATATTCCCATATTGCAGCATTTGGAAATGCATGCATTTCTGCTTTACTGGGAGATATCAAACCCACAATGGCACCTTGAAGCGTCGTGATAGCGTGATTGAGTGCTGCTCTGCGTATCGTCCCAGCAGCTCGATGTTCCTCGATGCGCGGTGAATAGCGCATTGGTCCAATCAAGTTTAGCAAGCGATGATATTGTGGCGATGACGGTGGAACAGAAGTGGCAATGCCATCATAGAACGCATCCAAGGCGACCGCCGCACGCTCCTCTACAGTACCCAACACTTCCATTCCCGACAGCAATACCTTGGAGGCCTCTAAGGCCGACACTGTGTTCATAGGGCGAGTGATAGCATGTCCATACTGTGCCTCTTCATCCCCTCGAATGCGATGATGAGCATGTGGCAAGCGGAAATTCAAACCTCTGGGAAAGATGGGCAATTCCAAAGCCGTGGCCCCAACGTACCGGCTTAGTTGACCATTGAGCTGACCAGAAACAGGCATATGTTGGGATACCTTGCGAAGAGCATTGGCATAGTCTTCAAAATCTTGTTGCGAAGCCCCAACAATATTATCAGGAGCCAAATCGCGCAACAATACATCAGAAGCATCCACCGCATGCCACACTCCGTTATTCTGCAATTCAACGTGGAAATCGTAGCCCCACTCCAACAACATAGAGGCCTTAGGATAACGAATGAAGGAGCGAGGACCATGAAACGCCAAATAACAATAACCTTCTACAAAAGACAACAACAAAAAGAAATTGTGAATCAACATGAGGATGGCGACCCATGTTGGGAAAAATCGAAACGGCAAAAACCGCAAAATGGCATAAGTGGAGGTTAAGAAACGTGTGATGGCGGTCACGTTGGATTTAGGTGTTGGGGCAACGAAGCACGAGATTTCAATGAGCAAAGCAGCAAACAACGACACGTTCCACTCAGGAACAAAGAACGTTGCGAGCATGTTGAAACGTCGATTGTAGAAGTATTGTAGAGGGGTGGGCTGGGGACTGTGATC